GTTTAGGCGCGCTTCGCGCGTTGTTTTGAACATTAATTATCATTAATTGAACATTAATTATTTCATTAATTTTTTTTTCGTCAATTATTCGTTAATGTTCATTCTCGTTAGGCTGATAAATTGCAGTTTGTATCAGTCTGTCATCTCAAGAGGTTAGTGTAGGGTGGTGAATAAAAAAAGACTGATTTACAGGTTTAATGTAAATCAGTCTTTACAAATAATGTGCTCGAAGCGAGACTCGAACTCGCACGGACATTTCTGCCCAAAGGATTTTAAGTCCTTCGTGTCTACCATTCCACCATTCGAGCAGCCTTAGAGCGGAAAACGAGACTCGAACTCGCGACCCCAACCTTGGCAAGGTTGTGCTCTACCAACTGAGCTATTTCCGCAAAGTGTGCATATCGCTATGCAACCTAAAACATAAGTGAAGAGGAGGAGACTCGAACTCCCACGACACAATTGTCACTACCCCCTCAAAGTAGCGCGTCTACCAATTCCGCCACCTCTCCAGAATGTTTCGTTATAATATGTATGGCTCGAATAATCTTCACGAATTTGGAAGACATGCTTCGATATTAAGAGCGGAAAACGAGACTCGAACTCGCGACCCCAACCTTGGCAAGGTTGTGCTCTACCAACTGAGCTATTTCCGCGTTGCACTGCTTAAACAGAAACGTTTGTTTCGTTTTTGCGAGTGCAAAGGTATGAAGTTTTTATTTAACCTCCAAATATTTTTCAAACTTTTTTATCAGAAAAAGCATAAGCGGCTACATTAGCGAAGCCTATAAGGGGTACGATGAAGGCTACAGACATCGTGCTAGCATCGGCTACAAGTCCCATCATCAAAGGGCCTACGGCACCTCCTATGGGGGTCATCATCAGCAGTGATGAAGCACGTTTGGTTAGTGGACCTAAGTCCTTGAGTGAAAGTGCGAAGATAGTGGGGAACATGATGCTTTCGAACACGTATATCAACACTAAGGCCCCTAATGAGAGTACTCCCATATTGAGTACGACGGCCAATGTGGTGATAAACGTCCCTATGGCGCAAACGCGTAAGACTCGTTCGCTGGCAACGTGTTGCATTATAAAACTTCCCAATACGCGGCCTAACATAAAGAGTGATAAGCCTCCGAATGATAATGCAATGCTTGCATCGCGGGCATTCATCCATCCACCGTCGGCTACGTAGTTAATAAAGAAGCTGTTGATGGATATTTCAGATACTTCATAGCTAAACAAGGCAAAGAGGCCAAATAGGAATCCTTTATTCCGAAATAGACTGCTGATACGATGTTTTTCTGCCGTGGCTTTTGTTTCGGGCTCGTCTTGATGCGCAATCTCGGGCAGTTTTACTCGTGTAAATAGCAATGCTACAGCTAACACGACAATGCCCATAACGACGTAGGGTAGGGCAATGCGTTCGTTCCCACCATCGGAGAAGAGCAAGAGTCCACCAAATAATGGACCGCAGATACAGCCTAATCCGTTCAATGACTGTGCTAAATTCAAACGTGATGCTGCTGTTTCCACATCGCCCAATTCTGTCACGTAAGGATTGGCCGCCGTTTCAAGAAATACCAATCCACAGGCTATGATGAAGAGTGACATTAGGAAGAACTCAAATGACATGATTTGTGCTCCAGGCCAAAACAATAATGCGCCAAATCCATAAAGCAGTAGTCCTACGATGACCCCCGTTCGGTAGCCGCGATGGTCGATAATAATTCCTGCAGGAATGGCCATTACAAAATACCCCAAGTAGAACATTACTTGCACCATTGAGGAATGGGCATGGTTCATACCAGGAATGACTAATTGAAAGTGCTTATTGAGTACGTCGAGTATGGAATGTGCTGCTCCCCAAAGGAAGAACAGGGACGTAATCAGTACAAAAGGTAGTATGTACTGTCTTTTTACTAATGGTCTCAAAATGATAGGTTGTTAGTTTTTTTGGGTTAACGAGTTAACAAGTTGACGAGTTAACGGGTTAACAGGTAGGTTCGTTTTTAGTTGACAAGTTGACGGGGAAGTTTGTTTTTATTGACGAGTTGACAAATAAGTTTGTGTTATCTGTTAGGGGGTACAGTTTAATGTCAACTCTTTCATTCGTCAATTATAATACAAACTTACTTGTCAACCTGTTTATTTGTTAACTTGTCAACAAATAAACAGGTCAACTATAGTAGGATTACGCTTCGTAATGTTCGAATAAGAAGTCGTTGTAGGGATACTTCTGTACGTGTAATTGTTTGATGCGTGTATAGAGCAATTGTTTGAGTTCATCAATATTCTGACGTTCGCGCGCAGAAATAAAGATGCAATCGTCGCCCATTTTTGCCATCCATGTATTTTTCAATTCATCGAGCGATACATTCTCTTTCGTTGCCGGTGTGAGATCGTCAGGGTCCTTCTCTGTCCAAGTATATGCATCCATCTTGTTAAAGATCAAGATTTGTGGCTTCTCAGCGCAACCTAAGTCTTGCAGCGTTTTATTCACCACCTCAATCTGTTCTATAAAGTCGGGGTGGGATACGTCAACCACGTGTACCAAAAGGTCTGCCTCACGCACCTCGTCCAAGGTGCTTTTAAACGACTCTACTAAGTCGGTAGGTAACTTACGGATAAACCCAACCGTGTCGGCTAAGAGGAAAGGTAAGTTGTCAATGATTACCTTACGAACGGTCGTATCAAGCGTAGCAAAGAGTTTGTTCTCGGCGAATACCTCTGTCTTGGCCAATAAGTTTATCAATGTTGATTTACCTACGTTGGTATATCCCACCAAGGCCACGCGAATGAGGCGACCACGGTTTTTGCGTTGTGTTGTTTTTTGTCGGTCAATGTCGGCCAAGCGCTGCTTAAGTAACGACATACGGTTTAGAATGATACGGCGGTCCATTTCAAGCTGCGTTTCACCAGGGCCACGCAAACCTACTGAGCCACCTTTGCCGCTACCCGATCCAGAGCCACCTCCTTGGCGTTCCAGGTGAGTCCACAGACGCTGCAAGCGAGGCAACATATAACGATATTGTGCCAATTCTACTTGCGTTTTTGCATTCGCTGTCTGTGCACGCATGGCAAATATGTCAAGAATAAGGTTGGTGCGGTCGAGTATCTTTACGCCTAGTGCTTGACCGATATTACGCAACTGCTTTGCAGAGAGTTCGTCGTCAAATATCACCATACCAATTTCGCGCTCATTCTCTTCTTCGCTTTCGATATAAGCTCTAATCTCCTCCAATTTACCTTTTCCGACATAGGTAACAGAGGAAGGTCCGTCCATTTTCTGCGTAAAACGCTTTACGGTAACAGCACCTGCTGTTTCGGCCAAAAATTCAAGCTCATCTAAGTATTCTTGTGTTTTGCGTTCATTTTGGTTCTTTGTTACCAAGCCCACAAGAATAGCTGTTTCGGCCTTTATTTCTTCTGTTTGTATAAATCCTTGCATACTTATATAATGTATATTGTCTAAAAGCATAGTGCGTGTTTTTATACGCTTTTGCGCACCTTTTCTCGCCACGGCTAAGTTGAAACGCGTTTTTCTTTTGCTCATTTAGCTTCGCGAAAAGGTTTATTTGGGTGGAGAAGAAAACCAAATAACATAGCATTCACGCTTTTATGCTGCAAATTTAGTGACTTTAATGCATTTATCTCAGTCTCCAACGACTTTTTCAATGATTGGGGGCCTTTGGACTGTTATTTGTGGCTCTGTAGCGAATTGCAGTTTTATCAAGCACTGCAAAGGCTATATTCTGCTGAAGTCGCCCTTGCTAATATTTGATGCGGATTTGAGGTAGTATTAGGATGGTGCGTCCTAAAACTTCTTCCTTTTTATGTTTGCATTAACTACGAAGCGATATGCCGCCTATGTAGATTAAGGTTGGACTCTCCAAGCGCTTTATCGAAATGCTTGAGGCGCTCGCATAGAGTGATTGATGCATATCTAATATATTTAGGGACGACGTCCCCCGACATTGTACGGACAACTATACATAAAAATCTTTCCTTAACTCGTTAATTTTTACGCAAGAACTCAAATAATTAATGGTGAATTGAAAAAAAAGTAAGATTTATTTGGTGGTTTTACCAAAAAGACATACCTTTGCACTCGCAAAACAGATAAAGATTCATTTATCTCAATGCAAAACGGATTGACTCGCTAGCTCAGTTGGTAGAGCACAACACTTTTAATGTTGGGGTCTTGGGTTCGAACCCCAAGCGAGTCACTTATGATTCCAAGCAAGTCACTTATATTCCCAACGGGGTCACTTAGTGACTACTGCAGAATCACGAAGGAATATCAATTCCAAAGAAAAGTATTAAGTGGATTTTACGAAAGTAGAGTCCACTTTTTGTTGGTTATCAAGCATTTACACACTTTGATTAGCCTAACAAAAACATAAAAGTATATGTTCAATTAAGGAGATGGTAAGTTCAACTACTGCGGTTGAAAATTACTCCAAGTAGCCTACATGTGCCACCACAAGCCCTCATAAGCCAAAAAGGTGATACAATAGGTGATACAACTTTGGAAAAGGTGATACATAAAAAGTGATACACCTCACTTCCTTCAAAAAAAATCCGAAACAGGCATTTTTTTCTACTCGGAGCGATTTTTTTCCGCTTAATACCTACTATTCTCATGAAGAGTAAAGCTGTAAAAGTCGTTTTCGACAGAAGAAAGGAAGCAGCCAAAAAGGGTTATGGCTACGTTGATGTTGTAGTAAATCTGGGCAAAAAGGTCCGTAAATACGTTCTTATAGGGACATCAACTCCCGAGGAATGGGAAAAAGATTTCAATTCTTCAGAAGTAAAAGCTGTGGTAGAGAAATGTGAAAACATTCTTGTCACCATGAACGTGCTTGGTGAGGAATCGAATGTTGAAAATTTCAACAAGCATTTCTACGAAGAACAAGCAAAAAACAATGAGCCAGAACTTTCACCCGAAGAGATCTTAGCTCAAAAAGATTTCATCGCCTACTGCGAGGAAGCCTTGGCAGCCGAGGACATTAAAATCGGCACGCGCAAGCACAAGCAAGTAGTGATTGATGCTGTCAAGACCTACGGAAAACTAAAGACGTATGGCGACTTGACCCCCAAGAACATTCTTGCCTTTGACCGATGGCTGCACAATGGCGAGCGGAGTGACGTCACCATCTATGGCTACCACAAACGCCTGAAGAAATGGGTGGGCGAACTGGCACGATTGGACGAAATACCGCGCAATCCTTACAAAATTGTGAGTGTCACCCGTGGCAAGAGCAAAGAGCGCCAACCTCTGCTCGAAACCGAATTGAAGAAAATGCGCGACTATCCCTTTGACGGGAAGTTGGAACGGGTGCGCGACCTCTTCATCTTCTCCGCTTACACAGGTCTTGCTTTCTGCGATGTGCAGAACTTTGACTATCAGTCCATGACGGTGAAGGAGGGTGATTTGGTTTTCATTGATGGAAACCGCATCAAGACCGATACGAAGTTCTTCACCCCTATCCTTGCCCCAGCTATGGAAGTGTTGAAGAAATATGACTTCAATTTGCCCAAGATTTCCAACCAAAAGGCAAATGATTACCTTCACTTGATACAAGCACAGCTTGGCATCAAGAAGAATCTGACCTTCCACGTTGCCCGCCACAGCTTTGCCACACTCGCCTTGGCGCATGATGTCCCCATCGAAAATGTAGCCCGAATGCTCGGACACGAGGACATTCGGACCACACAGATTTACGCAAAGGTTTTGCGTACCACCATCGAGCGCCATGCCACCGCACTCCAAGGCGCCATCATCTAAACTTTATTCATCTTCATCTAAAACACGATAAAACGTGCCTTTCAATAGCTGCGACATTCCACTCTCCTTGAATGTCGCAGTTATTTTTTCGCAAACATACTTGCCTCCCCTTATATAATATAAGGCGCGTGGGTTGGGCAAAGTATCAGACAAAAACGAGAACTGATACTTTTTCTTGCCATCAATTTTGTACAACACTTCGCGTTTCTCCTCCCACATTCCCTCATTCAAACGAAGTGAAAAGGCGTGACGAAAGCCTGGAACTCATCTGAGACTTCCACAAAATCCACCACAGGGTGCGGCATATACGGCTTGAAGTACTGCACCCTGTTCCAAAAGCCCATATATATTTGGTCAAAGTAAGCGTCCGTGTTCTTGTTCTCTCCCTTGGCAATGGTACGGCTTGCCGCACCTTGCGCCAAATCTCCTGCATCGTAGTCAATGGTGTTGGCTGACGTTGAACTGCCAAACACACGATCAGAACGATTACCACTTGAAGAACCGCTCCCATCTTCTGTCAGTGTCCAATTCTCACTGCTTCCCATCTCGCCACAATTCATGAAAAGCATATTGCCGTGACTGTCTCCCGTCCCCTCGATCCAAGCAGGCACAATTTTCAGTTCCAAGTCCTCTGCATTCTTGTCCGCAAAGCGTTCCCCATAGGCATTGACAGGGAGCAAACGATTATAATAGCGATACCACTTCGTTTTCGTCTTGTCTGAAAAGCCCGAAGTACTCTCCATCACAAACTCCGACTTGTAGCAGTACATGACAAAGTACGTGCGGTTTTCCTTGACATAAAACAATTTGTGTCCATCAGAGCCATATTTGTAGCCACGCACATACTGCGTGCTGCTGGCGTTTGGTCTTGTTTGCCTTGTGTACACCCCACTTATTTTAAGCGACTTTGCCGCCTCCAATAAATCTGCCATTTTATCATAAACCTTGGCATCCTTGCCATATTTGCGAATGTACCAATCACACGAATGGTACGCCCAAAGCAAACTGCCATTGTCCTCATACTTCACATTCACGCTACCCAAGTATTCCGACTTGTCCTCCTGCGTGACTTGGGTGGTATAACTATCCACCACCTTGTCCAACAGAACCTCATTTGCTTCCGTGGCAATGGCATCAGAGAATTTGAAAGAAATCGTTTTCTGCTTGTGGTTGATGGTAAAATCCCCAAACAGGAACTTCTCCAGTTCTTCAAAGAACTCCGTCAGCGTCCAATGTGGCAAGGCAAGTGCAAAGTTATAAGCACCCCATGCCGCAGGCAAGGTGTTGCATATAAGGAGATTAACAAAGGCAGAGTTTTCCAACGCCATGAAATCCCACTTATACCCCACCTGCTTGCATATCCTGTAAAGGATATACAGCAAGTAAGGCTGAAACGACAAAGCCTGTGCTCCCGTTTGCGCATTGGTTTCATGCGGCCAAATAAATTCATTTTTTTCTGCACTCCACACCATTTCATTCTGAATGTTCCCCGAAGTGTTATTCACCCAGGGCAACGGGATCCAGAAATTATCAGGGTATGGGCGCATATCGTCCATGCAATGCCCTGCAACCGCCACGCGGCTTGTAGGATAGCCCAAATCCAGCTCATTCAAATAAATATCGTCGAATGTCTCATCAAAGTTTTGCTCACTGCGTCCCTCCAAGAATTGCGTTTTGACTTCCACATCAGAAATTTCCGTGATGGTGATGGTGCCACTCCGATAAAAGTCACGATCGCGAATTTCGCAATCGAACACCACCTTGTTCTTTGCCACATCTGCGCGGTGGATATGCCCAAATATCGCGATGTTTTGGGCACACCCTCTCAAAGGGAAAGTGATCGTCAGCGTATAGCTGTCACTTCCCGTAAACAATCTATTCTCGGCAATAAAATCAAACGATGTGCCTTCCTTCAATACGGCTTGTTGGTTGTTGATGATGATTTCCATTTTTATTATCTTTGCGAAATGAAACGTGCCATAATTATAATACTTGTAAGTTTAATACTCTTTTTGGCAATTCTTGCCTTGGGGTTCTTTGGGAATCTTCCATTATCGCTTATATTTCTGTTTATTGGAAGTATTGCATTGTTTATTTCATGCGTATATGTAAAGGAAAAATCCACAAGAAGAGTTTTTGCCGCTATTTCATGCAGTTTGCTTATCACATGGTGCTTGCTGCTGTTATTCTTTTTTGTTGCAATGTATATGATGATGGATCGCAAAAGTTATTGAGCATTCATTTTCTTCTGCTTTTCGGAGATTTATTTCTAATCAACGTATCGTATTCCTCTTGCGCCTGTTTGATGCCCGTGTCCCCTGTCACTGTGTTCACGGTGACAAAAGGCTCATTCAGTCTTTGGCTTAGTCGGTTCATTGTTTCTTCGTACTTACTGAGTACAGCTGCACTCTGTGCCAAAGCTGCCGAAACGACATTGTCCGTGGGAGCTTGAATAATTACAGGTTGCGGTGAAGGCGAAACCACCGCACCTGTTCCCACAATTGTTCGTGAAACATCATCGGCTCGCAAGGATCCTATGGTGTTAGTCCTTTGTGCATAGTCCAAAGCGTTAATCAAAGGTCTTGCCACAGGTGATGCAAGCAACTTTTGCGACGCCACCCATTCCCCGGCATGAACTACGCCCACTTCTTCATTTACTCTGCCTTGCGGAGTAAAACCACCTTGCGCATATCCTTGTGCCTCACTTGCCTGTTGTTGCTTTTTGATTGCGGCAATCTGTATCATGCCCGCAGCAATAGCCATAGCCGCTGCAATAGGTGCCATGATATAACCGACCACAGGAATAGCCGCTGCCGAGCCATAAGCAGAGATCGCGTTTTGGGCAGTCTGCGCCACCGCTTGAATAACCTGCATGGCAAACAACTTTTTGTTCGCTTCGTTCTTCGCTTTGGCAAGGGCGGCTTGTTTCTCCTTTTCAAGCTTCGCCACCTTGTAGTTATTACCCTCTGCCGCAGAAATCTCCGCTGAATAGCGGGCATTGATGGCGGCAGTTTCCTTCTCGAGTTCCGCCTGGACGAGAGAAGAAACGCCACTGAATATCTCCCCCATGCCACTCATGACAGTGGAGAACGATTGCGTAACTGCTTGCCCAGCGTCACTTTCTAACCATTTAGCCAACTTATCATTCGCCTTCTCCATGCCGTTCTTGGTTACACCAATCGAATCAATGGCATACTTCTTACGCAAAGCCAACTTTGCTTTTTCAAAAGCTTCCTCAATGCGCAGTTTTTCTGCTGCATTGTCGCCAGCAGCTTTCACTTCAGCATGATATACCTGTTCCAAAGCAGCCATATCACTATCGTACTTAGTCAAACGTTCATCAGCGTTCATGCCAAAGTACTCCTCTTTGAGTTGTTGTTTTACTTGTTGCTGTTGTTGGATAATCTTCTGTTGATTAGCAAACACCTTATTCTGATATTCCTTTTCAGCTGCCAAGCGTTCCTTGGTGCCTTTCTTGTAAAGCTGCACCACTTTGCGAAGATGTTCCAGTTCAAGCAGTTCCACCGCATTTTCGTAAGTCTTGGTATCAGACAAACCATCAATATAGCGTTGCTTCAACTCCGCGAGCTGGGCATTATACGCTTTATTTTCTCGTTCGCGAGAAGCAGCTGTGGCGTTCTCCTCTTGTTTCTTCATTGCCTCCTGGTATTGCGCTTGCGCCTCCAAGAGGTCTTTAGCAGAAACGTCAGAACGCTCCATCTTCTTTTTCCAATACTGCACGTTGATCTCGTCCATGCGTGCGGTATATTGCTCATAATCCTTCTCACCCTTTGCATACGCAATGCGGTTCAAAGCCTCTTCTTTCGCTTTCCAATCATCGGGAGAGTTCTTGCGGTCAGTCTGCTTTTTCTTCGCTTCCGCCAAGTTCGCTTCCGCTTCGGCTTTTTCTTCTTTGGTGATTTTCTTGTTTTTGAGGACACGAGAATAATACTCTTGCTCAATCTCCTCCATGCGCTCCACATAGGCTTCATAATCCTTTTCACCCTGCATGTAGGCTTTCTTGTTGAGCGCATTCTGTTCCTTCTGCCAATCTTGTTCCGCCTTGAACTTGTCAGACTTCTTATTTTTCTTGTCATCGTCCACCACAGGCACACCACCTCCGTTGCCACCATTGTTTGTGACGACAGGTTTATTATTGGTTTCCTCGGCAGCTTGTTTGCCGAGATCATCGCCATAAGTGTCTGTAATAGCTTTCTGACGCGCATTCAGTTTTTGCAGTTCCTTGCGTTTGCTGTTCGCTTTACTTCGTTTGCGTGCAGCTTGTGAACCATTGGCAATACCGCTGTAACTCGCCATTGTTCCGCCAGCAGTACCATAACTATACATCGTGTTCGAGCTTGCCGATTCAATACTTTTTTGTTTGGCATCATACGCATCAGCTTCCTCGTCCAACTGCTTAATCTCCATTGTAAGTTGCGCCTTTTGTTTGCCAATCTCTTTAAGCATATCTTTCGCCCCCTCAATCTCATACTTTTTCGTAAGAGAAAGCAAATATGCGTCCAAAGCATCCTTGTTCTCCTTGTACTTACCCGTGGTCGCGTCCAACTGCGCATTATAATTGGGTATTATCTTATTGAGTGCTTGCACCGCCTTTTGGCGATCGTCCAAAGAAAGTTTCTCATTACGTGCCACCTTAACCAGTGCATCAATCTTGTTTTTCTCCTCCACTATACCTTCCTGACCTTTCAGGCGAACGGCAGCCAAAGCCTTTTCACCCTCGGCAGCTTCATTCACCTTTTTAGTCATCTTGTAAATGCCATAGCCAAGCGCCACAGTAGCTGCGAGCAAAATGCCCCAACCACTTGCCAACGAAAGCCCCTTTCGTTTCAAGTCCACCATGAGTGAGGATTGACGCGCCCAATTTCCTTGCAGCTTCGCCAATACCAAATTAAAAGCAATATGCCCAGCTTGCAACGTATTCACAACCGCGTGATACGCGATAGCCGTACCCTTGCACACGGCATGCCATGCCGCCTGTGCTTTAAGCGCGATGGCATTCGCCTTCACTGCGATGGTGTAAGCTACCACCATTGAAGTCAATACGATAATAGCTTCCTTGTTTCTTGCAAGGAAGTCTATTGTCGTACTCATAGCCTTCAGTGTGAGCGTTGTGGTAGAAATTACATGCTTCATGACGGGCATAAGCTTCTCACCCAATTCAATGGCAAGTTCTGTGACACGTTTTCTTGCCTTATCCAGTTCCGCCTCGACAGTCGAGTTCTGCACATTAAACTCGTTCGTCACCGATGTGGCATCTTCAAACGATTGTGTCGCTTGTTCCTGTTGCCACTTCACCATTTCCACATTGCCGGCTAAAGTCGCCAATACTTGTGAAGCACGGGCGCCATTCTCACCCATGTTTTTGAAAACAGGAGCGAGAACGTCCATGTTGCCGAGTTTCTTTAGTTGCTGCAACAACATCAAAAGTCCCTCGTTGGTGCTGCGTTTCAATGCCTTGTTCAGTTCGTCCAAATCCATGCCCGTTGCCTTGGCTATCTTGCTTGGCTCCTTGAACAAGTTCATGATGAGTTGCGAGAGTGCTGTTGCCGACATCTCGCACGCTTGACCTTGGCTATCCAATACCGCTGCAAAAGCCATGATTTGCGGAATAGTCATACCAGCTTGCGCCCCCACGCCCGCCATGCGCTTGCCAAACTCAGCGAGATAGCCAGCACTTGCTGTACAATTTTGCGAGAGGTCGTTGATTACAGAACCAACCGCTAACAAACTGCGCTCCGTTCCTAAGCGTGCTTCATCTCCAAAGATATTAGTGAGTTTGGAAAGCGTCAAGGTCGCCCCATCTCCCAACTCGTCCAATGCCACATTGATTTGGTCAGCTGCCTTGACAAAGCCCAAGACATCTTCTTTTGAAGACTTACCGAGTCGCCCCGCTTCCTCTGCGAGTTTATTCAAGTCCTCACGCGAAGTACGAGTGTCCATTTTCTTAAAGTCCTCATTCAGTTCCTTCACTTCGTCATCAGCCAATCCCGTGAACTTGCGTACATTTGCCATTTCCGCGTCCATTTCTGCAAAAGCATTCACCGCCTTGCGTCCTGCCATGACAAGTCCTGTGCCGACAGCTGCCACCCCTGCAATGATGTTGCCCCACTTATCCACAAAACCATTGATGCGGTCCACAAGTCCCACATTTTCCTTTTCGGTTTCCCTTAGCTCCTCATTGACATTCGCGATTTCAGCCTTTACGCGCTTAATACTCTCACACTGCTTGTTCCACTCGTCCGTACCGCGTTCGATGCCATTTAGTGAGCGTTTCAACTCCTTCAACGTCCTGTTCAACTCTTTCGGACTTGCCTTATCCAGTCTCTTCATGACATTCTCCACTCCCTGGGTTGCACTCTCAATCTGCCCAATCTGGCGGCGGGTCTGCTTTAGTTCACGCTGGAACTTCTTCAGCTGGACTTTATCGCCCGCAGCTGCTGCTTTTGTTATTTTATCTTCGAGGTCGCTCGCTTGCCGTTTCAACTGTTCGAGCATATTTTGTGCCTGTTTGCCGTTCACTGTGAGCGTGACCGTAGCATTTGCGTTGATGTCTGACATAGTCTTTCCTTTTTGGGTGTTATTATACGCACAAACTTAGCCATGCGCCAAAGAAGCAAAAAAGACGATGTATCAAGGCTTTTCCACTCCTAAAGTGGGCGTGATTTTTGAAGAAATCCGCGTTTTGTTAAGTAGTAGCAAAACAAAAGCCTTGATACAGAAGTCTTTAGGGGATTGTTAAGGGGTTTCCCCTTAACCCCTCCGTCGGAAGCCCCCCCGACCGCCCTACATCGTCAAACCGCGAACACCCCCACACCAAAGCGGAATATGTAAACAAATCTTAAATAGCACCCTTGTTTGAGTTCCTTCGCCCCGACATAAGTCCCCAAAATGCACGAATGCCGAAAAGGTTGAACACATTGAAAAGGAAGAAAAGGCAACCAACGCACACACCACACCCACACAACAAAATACCCCCGAAGTTTCCACGAATACACCCCGAAGTTTCGCAAATACCACGATTGCCCACTCTAAGTTTCTCATGTGCATAGATGCCAAGTTTCCACCCACCCAACAAAGCACCCCGAAGTTTCGCAATGCGCTCAAATCCAAGGTTTCGGACTACCTAAACGACCCTCCAAGTTTCCACCTATCCAACAAAGCACCCCGAAGTTTCACAATACGCTAAAATCCAAGGTTTCTGACTATCTAAAACGACCCTCCAAGTTTCGCGATGTCTACCCAAGCCCCCCAAACTGACACTTTGCAGTTTCTAAACCTTCAAAATCACCTTTCAAGGTCTCAAAAAGTAACAAAACGACACTCCGAGTTCCTTTATACTCATGAGGTTCGGGAGTTTCTGACTATCCAACGACCCAACGCGCCCTACCAAACACCCACACCACACCCCCGAAGCATTTGGGGGTCTCTGATAGCCTCCAAAATCCGCTACCTTTCAAGGGAAAAATTCACACCTTGGGGGTCTCGACCGATCACCACCCGCGCCACCGCGAACGGGCGGTAATCCGTCTGTGTGCGTGCCGAAAAATGCCTAACACTTTAGCAGATGTTAATCTGCCATAGTGTTAGGCACTTGAAGGCACGTACTCAGACGACCGCTGACGGGCATAAAAAGTGTGTTGTCGTGTTTTAGCGGACTTGTCCGCCATAGCACGACAACACGCTTTGTTGCCTAAAAAAGGCACGCTGTGCGGTAAAACGGACTGGCGAGGCACGTAGCCTGTCCGCCAACAATAGAGCCTGCATCTTCTTTCGAGGTACGAGAAAGGTGATGTGGGCTTGACGGACTGACTTTGAAGCATGAAAAGTAGGTCCGCACATGAAAGAAACCCAACCTCCCTTGAAGCATGAAAGGGTGGATTGGGCTTGGACGGAATGACTTTGAAGCATGAGAAGCCTTTCCGCTAAACCGTGGGCTAATCTCCTTTGAAGCATGAAAAGGTGTTTAGCCCATTAAAGAAATTCAAGCATCGGAGTCCCAACGATGGCACCACCAAAAGGCAGCTAAGGCTGCAAGGAATGCCAAGGTCAAGATTAACTTGACAGGAAAAGTCCATGGTCTCGCCATGGACTCCCTCTGCTGAACTTGTTGTAAGGAAGATTGCCGAGTCGCAGCGAGGCTGTCTTCCTCCTTTGTCTCTGTCTTGGTGCTCTCCTTTCGGCTTGACGAAAGGTGTACACCATAGATACGAATGGATTGCGGCTTTTGCCGGGAAGTCCTTTGCGCCTTGGCGTTAGAAGCACCTTGCAGCGCATGGGGAGCTTCGATAGTTGGAGTCTCTGCTCCAACCCCGAAGCTCACGATGCAGCTGTCGAACAAAAGTTCGGTGTGCCGCCACACCGAATCAATGCGTGACGTTTGCCACTGATGCCGCTGCACCTGTACAGCGGAGTCCGTGGCAAACGTGTTCGTACTTGTGACTTTGTGCGTACTGCGGCACGAAGTGAGTAGGCACAGCCACATGATTATGGGAAAGAGACTGGCTTTCATAGGTCTTTCTGCACATTGAATGAAGGGCAAGCCTTGCTTGAAAACTCATTGTGCCCATGCACAGTTGCATGGGGATAAACGAACTGAAGCTGCTGCACGAGTTGGCGAAGTGCCTGCTTCTGTTGTGGCGTGCGTGTGTCCTTGGGCGTTTTCCCGTCCTTGGCCACGCCACCAATATAGCAGATGCCAATGCTGTTGGCATTATGCCCCAGACAATGGGCGCCAGCTATGTTCTCAGCACGCCCCTTGTGGACGCTGCCGTCACGATAGATGACATAGTGATAACCTATATCGGCAAACTTGCGTGCCAAGTGCCAACGACGAATGTCGTCCACTGTGAAATCTTTGCCTTCGGGGGTGGCAGAGCAATGAATGATAATTTCAGTGATGCGTCGCATAGTATAGGAGTTTAATAAGTTTAATGAGTTTAAGGCTGCGCTTGGGTGGGCTTTTGAGGTTGCGAGTTGAGTTTCTGCTCCTCGTCCTTAATAGCTTTGTCAAGCGTTTGCATGATCTTTCCCTCAAATTGATGTACTTTTCTACCATAGTAAATGCTCACTCCGAAGATTGAGCCAGCATAGATGAGACATTGTGAGAAAATCCACAGGACAGAGTCCGAGATTTCGCCTTTGGGCGGTGTGATGAACCCTGCGACTGCAAGGGCATAGCCGCCTACGAGCATGGCGAGGGCGGACCAAAATTGAATGCTTACTTTGGGTTTAGTCATTGTTCGTTACATTTAGATATGTATTATCAAACGTTCAGCTTTGCCTGAACAGTTTTCATCTTGTTTTCCAAGTCGTCCACGCGCTCGCCAAGCGTCATGATCATGTTGTAGAGGTTTACCAAGTCTGTTGAAGTGGCGTCCAATGTCTTTTTATCCCCCTTGCTCATGAGTCCGTCCTTTGTGGAACTGGCTAACGGAATGGCGTCTGTGTAAAGCGCATTGAACTTCATGCCGAACTGCGAGAGCACATACTTGTTCGTGTTCACGTCCCATGCCATGCGGTCAGGGAACAGACAGCCCCAGTCCTCGGCATAGCTTATCGTTTTACGGTCGCTTCCCGTAAAGTAGATGGCACGCTGGAACACTTTGGCATGGTTGAATATGATTTGTCGGCAGTAGTCGTTCTCGATGTTCTGAATGAGCGTGATACTCATGTGCTTCTGGTACGTGAGGTGCGCCACCACGATTTCGGCATTGCCCGAAATTGAGGGGTCGCGCAAGGCATTGAGCGCAGCTGTCTCTTCCAAGAAATTACCCAACTCCTTGACGCGCGTGTTCAAAGCCTTTTGCAAATCGGTCAAGGAACGCGTGGTGATTAATCCTGGCACGGTTGGCGTAGCCATAGGCAGTGTGACGCTGAACAGTTGCGTGCCAGCGGCATTTTTTGCCGCTAACACGCGCGAACTACCTGTATAAGCAAGGGACGTGGCGATGGTGTCTGTGACAGCGGACACCGCCTTGTCGATGGTGCAGACGTGGTCATAATACTTGTTGAGCTGCTGCACCTGTGCAGCAGTCATCACGCCCGCACTCGAAGAGGTGGCGGCAGGGAGGGCAAAAGCATTGTTGATGCTTTTCAGTTCCCCCGTGACCATGTTCAGGAGCGTGGCAGAAAATGCCACACTCACCTTGTTCACGTCCCCCAACTTGAAGTGCTGAATGACTTGCTTGGCTTCGCCCAATTTGGTTTTCCAGGATTTTAAGGCCGCGATATTTGCGTAGCAGTTGGAGATGGAAAGCTGTGCCTTTGTCATGTCCTTGGTGCAACTTGCAAGGCTCTGTACCTGTGCTGCAGACATCACCCCGGCTTGTGCGGTGGTGGCGGCTTTGAGGATAATACTGTCTGCCTGGCGTTGCAGCACACCGCTTGAAGGGTTGCCCTGAATGACGGACAGACAGACTTTGTCTGTGCCGACAGTCCCGAGACTGATGCTCTGCAACAGCGTAGAGAGTTTCAGAAGATTGGCTTTCCAAGCCGTGAGGGACTGCAAGTCCGTGTTTGTTGCGGCAGCAGTGAGCAAGTCTGCCAAGGCTTGCAATATCACGCCCAAATTTTCGGGCGTGATGGCGGCTTCGGTGCTTAATGCCCGAAAAGCCGTGATTTGCTTGGTTATGTTTGTCGTGTTCATAAGTTGAGTTTTAAGTTTGGAGGTTATGAGGTTATAAAGTTACCTTGGTTGGATCGAGCTTGTCTGAGGCTGACTTTATAACCTTATAACCTTAAAACTCCGAACTATTTAGTGGTTGTATCTGAGGTACTTATCATCCAAAGATTGGGCTACCACGCCCACAAATTCTTTGGCCATGTTGTCGGCAAGGAAGTCCCTTAGGTTCATGACCGAAGCGTAATACTTGCGCGAGAACCAAGGTTTCTTCTTGCGCTTGCGTTCCCTGCCGATGTCACCATTGTTACCGCGAGGAATCTCCTTACCCGTACCAAAGTTCTGCCAAAGTCCATACTCTAAAAAAGACTGACTTAGTCCGAGTTCAAGGAAACGACCATCAGCCCTTAAAGGCAATGCTTTGGGCGAAGCGAGCAAGGCGCCTGTGTCAATCACATCGAGCAGGGTCATTTGCTCTTTCCATATTTTGAGCATGGTCTCGTTGAAAGCCGTGACGAATTTTTCGCGTTCCCTTAATGCGGCTTGTTCTTGGTCATTCCCACTCATCTGCATTGTATCTTAAATCCGTAAACGTGTCCACAGCAATTTGGAAGTAGGCACAGGCGCAGCCCGAAAAGAAATACTCGTTCATTTCGTTGAACGTGATACGTTCATCGAGGTAAATGCACGATTGTTCTAATCGTGTCCGTTCAAGAATGAGTTGGCTCATGAATTGACGAAACACTTCTCTGAGTGTTTCCATGCAGTTGAGCCTTGCCTCCATGTCATCTATGGCATGGCGCATGGCAAGAAAGATGGTTTTTACGCGCCTTGTGCGTGGGGTGTTGGCGAGTGCGATATAGCCTTGGCTCATGTCGCTCACGCAGACAAAAGCCGTGGTGCTTTGCATGGTTTGAAGTGCCTCTTCAAAGCCTTCCAAGCCCGACACGCGGGCAAAGGCAAAGCCTTGTGCGGTGGCAAGCTTGTTGCGTGCCGTGAGGTCACGGAAGAAGTTTGTGGCATTCCAAGAGCTAAGTTTTAAGTTCATAGGTTATGAGGTTATAAAGTTACTTTAGTTGGTTGCGCATCTCCTCTGCCTCTTGCGCCTTGGCATCCAATTCAGTGAGTGCACGCCAGCAGTCCATTTGCAGAATGGCTGCTTCCTTGGTAATGTCCCCTCCTGTAAGCGCACGGATTTGTGCGTTCATCGCCTGTCGGAGTTCCTCTCCGACACCCCAATCAGCACTCCCCAAGAGATTGCTTTTCTCTTGGGGTATGTTGGTGAAGAAATGTGGGAACATACGGGTGAAGTTCGCTTTGACGGAAGCGAACCAATAAAATACAGAAAGCAGTTCTGCTTTCTCCAAACAAGCTTTGTCCGAAAGTTTCGGATAAAGCAAATGCGCCATCTCCGCAAGGCATTCCATGCTTTGCGTATGCAGGAAGCCTTGGTAATAGTTCTCGCAAGCGAGATAATCCTCAAAGGGGACGGTTTGCAAATCGGCAGCGACTGCCGATGCACCGCAAATGCTAGCAATGCGCACAGGCTTGGGAGCAAAGCTCTCCAAGAACGCGAGTTGTCGCGCAGCAAAGGTGATTTGCCAATCGGCAAGCACCACTTGGCGTTTACTTTTCCTATCCTTGACCAAACACGAATGTTTGTCTGCATGACAAAGCACAACAATTTCAGCCCATTTGCAAACGCAAAGGGCTAACACCTCGTTCATCGGCAAATCGCGTGCGACTTGTCGGAAGAAGAACAACAATTGCTGGTCGGACAGTTCCGACCATGACTTGGGCAGGGATATAGAAAATGCTTCCATACCGCGAAAGTATGGAAGCATCTACTTGAGAGAAAAGACAAGTTAGAACCAATACCCACCTTTTCTTTTGTCATTCTTATACCCATGATTTTCAAAGAGAGCAGCGGTCACCGACTGCTTCCACTCCTCCAAAATTCCATCGGGAGCATTACGGAGGGAGTTCACGACCTCTATGCACGATGGTATGGGGACTTCTCCTTCTTCCCGTAACATATACAGTTCTATTGCGAAGATGTGCCTCCAAGCACGCTTGTAGTGCGGTGCAGATGGGGGCTCGCCCCATTTGCCCAATAGCTCTGCTTGGCGCAGAGTCGCCAAGAGTTCACAGGAGAAGAAATCATGCGCCAATCGTTCCTCGATGGTGATGAGTTTAGAATGCAGTTCCTGGTAACGCTGCCAAGAGTGGTCGGTGCTGCCGAGTTTCCGAGGCAGATCCAACCACGGGTAAAGCGTCTGCTCAAAGTATTGGCATGGATCGCTTGTCGCCCATGCCGCTTCCTGCGTCAGTAACGGCAACAAAACAGCAAGCGTGTCATCACGCATTTTCTCCAACGACAGGAGCAAGCGTTCCACGCGCTCCTTGCTGGCAGGGGCTATATTGGTGTTTGAAACAACACCAAAGCCATTGGGCGTAAGCACCAAATCCAACTGTGGCACGGCATGGAGCATGGCTTCTGCTACCACAGCCATACGCGCGTAATGCAACAACTTGTTGGTGGCATCCTCATGGGGCAGTTTCGCAAGAACTGCCTCAGAGAGGAACGTGGTCGTAAGCCACGCTTCCGCCACCTCCAAGTGCTGAGCAATTTTATCAAAGAGCAAGGTCTCGCCTTGCACAGACTTCAGCACATTCGGCACGAATTGCAGAAGCACATTGTTATCGGGTATCAACAGAGACATAGTAGTTTTGAGGTTTTAGGTTATGAGGTTATAAAGTTACTCTTCTGTGCTTACCTGCTTTGCGTCCTTATTTTCATCGAGTGTCGTAAGCTGGATAAACGGACAGTCGGGATAAGCCCCGTCCCACTTGTTGAACCTTATAATCAATCGGTGCACATTAAACAAAAGGTCGTGATACGGCTTTTGCAGGGCTTGTGCAATCGTATAAAGTTCGCGCTTGTCGCTGCCCGAATTATTTGTTTGCGATTTGCCTGGCACAGAACCCACAAGGTTTGAGTGCACACGCATGGTAAAGCACATCATGTTCACCGCCTCGATGATGTCCGTAGCCCAGTCGCCACCCTCCTTGTCCGTCTCAATTTTGTTGATCACCACATCATGCTGTTCCTCCCCATTGGGAGACACATAAAACTCCGAGAAAAGTACCTTGCCTGAATTTTCCATGCCCGTGAGAAAATTGATGATATTGTCCTTCTCCTCATTCACGCGCTCCTGCTGCTTCACGCGGTCGGTAATGCCCTCCGCCTTGAAGATGTTGCTCCAAAACGATTTGGCAATCTCAATGTGGTACTTGATAGGCGCAGAGTTTTTCAGCTTAGCCTCCTTTGCTACCCCGATTAGTTGCTTGATGTTGTACCACTTGCCCTTGAAGAGCGAGGCATAATAAGGAATGGGATAATACGTGCTGTCAGGCGTCGGCACACGGCTGACCACGGCAAACTTGCGTTTGCCCTTCTTCACCTGTGCCTGCAAGTCCGTCCAAGGACTTTGCGGGTTGAGCAGTGGAATGACCTCCACCTGTTCCGCCCGCACCGAGTTGTGCCAATTCGCGTACAACACCTGTGGTATCACGCCCTCCTTGTTGGCAGGCGCAAAGCGCACATAGCAAGCCTCCTTGCGCAGCACCCTCACCACCTTGTTGCCTTGTTCATTGAGAATTATCACGCTCACGGCAAAGCCGAAGTGTTTGAAGTCCTGACAAACACCGAGGAAATAACTCGCCATGTCGTTATCCAAGAAGAACTCCTCGACCTCGTTCACCACATTCTGTTTGCACATTTCATCAGTCTGGTACACCAAACCGCTTCCATAGCACACCTCTGCATTGAACATCTGGCAAGTGCTCAGTGTCTCATCACTCTCAATCAGATTGATAATGTCATACGGCATCTGGTCGTCCGCTCCCCAAGGCATATAGCTCACCTTGTCGCTCACTTGGCGCGGTGAAATCTCCTCCGCCTCCTTGAAAACTTCGCTGCTCTTGGTGGTGAACGCTGCCGCGGCACGATAGCCGGGCAGGTCGTTCACGCCTGTTATGTGTAAGTAATTGAAATCGCCCATAGTTTTGCTGTTAGCGAAGTTGGGCTGCGGTTCAGCAATTCAAGCGAGCTTGATTGCATTCACGTTGCACCAACTTTTCGAATCTTTTTGCTGCAAAGTAACATCTATTTCAATTTCAAGTAAAAGACACACAACATGAGGTAAATGACGTGCGAAGTAAGGACGAACGGTTTTAGCTTTTCATTCATAAAGTTGAGAATAATTCAAAATATTTGGTTAATGCTTCTAATATCTAATTATTATATCGTATCTTTGTACAGATAATAACTAAAAAAATGGCAAATAAAAAACTGAATAGATTGAAAATAGTTTTGGCTGAGAAAGAAAAATCCAACAATTGGTTAGCAGAGCAATTGGGAAAAGACAAAACAACCATATCTAAATGGTGTACAAATACATGTCAGCCAGACATTGACACTTTAATGCGTATAGCTCTATTATTAAACGTTGAAGTTTCTGAACTCCTAAGAATTGAAGAATATAAAAGTCAAAATAACAAATAGAAAGAAATATGGCAACATCAAAAAATACTGAAGAACTTAAAAATGAGCTTGGTTCGTTGATTTGGCGAATGGCGACCAACCTTGTGCATGGAGGCAAGGTGTCGCCAGTGCAGTTCATGGACTATACGCTCGGCGCATTGTTCTATCGCTTCATCTCGGAAAATATCACCGACTACTGTAATCAGCTTATGGCAGATGCAGGAGTACCCAATCCCGACTATGCCAACATGAGCGACGAGCTGGCAGAGAACGCACGCGACCAAATCATCAACGCCAAGGGCTTCTATATTCTTCCATCGCAGCTTTTCATCAATGTAGCTAACGGAGCATCTAAAAATACGGAGCTAAACACCACGCTCGCCAACAATTTTAAGGCTATTGAACTGAGTGCCATCGGCAAGCCGAGCGAAAACGATGTCAAGGGACTGTTCAGCAACTTCAATACTAATGACAATGGATTAGGAACAACGGTCGCAGAGCGCAACGAATTGCTCACCACACTGCTCGAAAGCGTGCGCGACCTCAATTTCACGACATACATTGAGAGTGGACTTGACGTGTTCGGCATTTGCTATGAGCATCTAATAAAGATGTATGCGCTCAACTCCGGCACAAAGGGCGGTGAGTTCTATACGCCGAGCGAGGTGAGCTATTTGCTTGCTAAGATTGCAGCAGCAGGGCGCACGACAGTGAACAAGGTGTACGATCCTGCATGTGGCAGCGGCTCACTACTCCTTAACTTCAACCTTGTGCTTGGAGCAAAAAATGTGGAGGACGGGTTTTATGGTCAGGAGATAAACCTCAAAACCTACAACCTTTGCCGCATGAATATGTTTCTGCACAATGTGAACTACGATCATTTTGACATTCAGCTTGGCGACACGCTGCGCAATCCGCTCCATACAGACGAAGAACCGTTTGACGCTATTGTATCAAATCCTCCGTATTCCATTCCTTGGGATGGCGACAACGATGCCACGCTCATCAACGACCCACGCTTTGCGCCAGCAGGAGTACTCGCCCCACGCTCAAAGGCTGATTTTGCCTTCACTATGCACATGCTTTCATGGTTGAGTGCACAAGGCACGGCTGCAATCGTGGAGTTCCCCGGCATTCTTTATCGTAGCGGTGCGGAGCAGAAGATACGCCGCTACCTCGTGAGCAACAACTATGTTGACACTGTGATACAACTTCCGCAAAATCTGTTCTTCGGCACATCAATTGCCACTTGTCTATTGATACTGAAAAAGAACAAGATCGACAACCGCGTGTGCTTCATTGACGCAAGCAATGAGTTCGGACATGAGGGCAACAAAAACAAGTTGACCACAGAGAATATCGACCGCATATACAATGCGTATATGTCGAAAGAGGAAGATGCCCACTTCTGCCACGTCGTGACCACAGCCGACATCGAAGCCGAAGATTTCAACCTTTCGGTATCTACATACGTTGAGCAAGAGGACACGCGAGAAAAGATAGACATCAAGGAACTTAACCAACGAATAGCTAAGATTGTGGCACGCGAACAACAGCTAAGAAGTGACATAGACGCTATTGTAAAAGATTTGGAAGGAGATGCAGCATGATGACAACAAATGGCAATATTGAAGAAACAAGTATAATACAGGCAGTAAAAGATATAAAGTCAGCCATTCTTTTAAGCCAAAGTAGGGCGATCAAAATGATTAGCGGAGAAGAACTCTCGCTATATTTTGGCGTAGGCAATTATGTCAGCCTACATTCTCGCCATGAAGGTTGGGGCAAATCGATTGTTGAGAGAATCAGTATCCAGCTGCGTAAAGAGTTGCCAGGACTGAGGGGCTTTTCCGTGGAGAACATCAAAAAGATGCGAACCTTTGCCGAGTTTTGGAAACCCTACATCCTAAAATGGTCGGCAGTGCCGACCGATTTTGAGAACACACAATATGCTGTGGCAATTGATGTCTTTTCTCTTCAAAAATGGTCGGCAGTGACGACCGAAATAAACAGAGATGAATTCTTGGGAATAAGTTTCAGTCATCACATAGAAATTCTGCACAAAACCCGTGACATTCAAGAGGTGCTTTATTATATCCACCAAACTATTCTTCACCAATGGAAGACGCGCGAGCTTAGGGAGGCATTAAAAGCAGATTTATACAAACATGGCAGTGACGTCATGCCAAACAATTTTGTAGAGACAATGCCAACGCCCCGGCAAGCGCGAAAAGCAATAGAAATGTTTAAGGATGAATATTTGCTTGACTATATCAATGTGGAAGACATTGCCAATGATTATGATGACGTAGACGAGAGAGTGGTAGAAAAGGCCATTGTGCGCGACATCAAGAAATTCATCATGACCTTTGGCCGTGATTTCGCTTACATAGGCAACCAATATCATTTGGAAGCCTATGGTCAAGAGCTATTCCCCGACTTGTTGTTTTTCAATAGAGAGTTAGGATGTCTTGTCGTTGTAGAATTGAAGATGGGTGCATTCAAGAATGCCTATCTTGGGCAGCTCTTTGGCTATCTGCAAATACTTGATGACAAAGTGCGCAAACCCAACGAAAATCCGTCAATAGGCATTATCCTTTGCAAAGAAGCAAACAAAGCGTATGCAGAATACGCAGTACGCGACTATTCAAAACCAATGGGTGTAGCTACCTACAAAACATTGGATGATATGCCAGAGAAGTTACGCATGGCTTTGCCTGACTTAACCAAAATGATAGAAATCATCAATAAAAACGACGAAGACAATGAGTAAACTCGATGATATGATTAAGAAACTCTGCCCAGACGGGGTGGAGTTTGTGAAGTTGGGAGAGGTATGTATAATAAAACGAGGTGTACGTGTGGTAAAAAAAGAATTGCTGGAAACAGGGAGTATTCCTGTTTATCAAAATAGTCTTACCCCTTTAGGTTTTAACAATTCTGCCAATTATCCAGGAGGCACAACCTTTGTAATCAGTGCAGGAGCTGCAGGTGAAATCGGTTTTAGCAATATCCCCTTTTGGGCAGCGGACGATTGCCTATGCATATCTTGCCCGGAACATGTATTGAACAAGTATGTGTATCATTTTCTCAAGAAGAATGAAATTAAGATAAAATCTAAAGTTCGTAAGGCAAGCGTGCCTCGTCTGTCTCGTACAGTTATAGACAATATTGAAATTCCTCTACCACAATTAGAGGTTCAAGCCGAGATAGTCCGCATCCTCGACAAGTTCACTCAGCTGGAGGCGGAGCTGGAGGCGGAGCTGGACTGCCGCAAGCGGCAGTATGAATTCTACCGCGACCAGTTGTTGAGTTTCGATAAAATTACCCCCCCCGAAAGGAATAATGTAGTTTGGAAGAGGCTGGGAGATATAGGAACATTTTATGGTGGACTATCAGGAAAATCCAAGTCGGATTTTGTGAATGGTAATGCTAAATTCATAACATATATGAATGTATACTCAAATCCTGCACTCGATACAGAAATAAATGATTATGTAAGGATTGGAGAAAATGAAAAGCAAAACAAGGTTATCTTTGGAGACATTTTGTTTACGGGGTCTTCAGAAACCCCAAATGAATGTGGCATGACCTCTGTCTTAACTAAGAAAACGACAGACATTTTATATCTGAATTCATTTTGTTTTGGTTACAGATTTAATGATATTAAATTTGTAAATCCAAGCTTTATGAAACATCTCTTTAGATGTCATAAATTACGTAAAGTATTGGCAAGGACGGCAAGTGGTGTTACTCGTTTCAACGTGTCAAAGAAAAAGGTAGCAAAAATGGAAATCCCCATTCCACCACTCTCCGAACAAAACCGCATAGTTGCTATCCTTGACCGCTTCGAAGCTCTCACCACCTCGTTGCAGCACGGATTGCCAGCCGAGATAGCGGCACGCCGTCAGCAATACGAATATTATAGAGACAAGTTGCTTGATTTCAAAAGAAAAAACGTGCAAACCGAGAGCAATAAAGCTTGCTTTTAATTGCCGAAGTTTAGTCGTTTTTATAAAAATACGGCATAGCAAAATGTTAAATACACGTATAAAGGTAGCCACAGGTCACCTCCAAACGTAATTTTAATACATCATTAACATAAAATAAAAACCTGATATGTCAGAGAACTACGATATACTATCCGAGAACAACCAGAGTACGGTGGTGTCACATTATGAACGCCCCGAAATGGTGCGCGACACGTTTTATCAGAGCGAGCCCGATTTGGAACGCGAGATGATAGAACAGCTCCAACGACAAGGTTATGAGTATATATCCATAAAGCATGAATGCGAGTTGAAAGCCAATCTTCGCAAGCAACTTGAAAGACTCAACGACTACACTTTTACCGATGCGGAATGGGACAGATTCTTCAATAGTGAGATAGCCAACGAAGGCAACGGCATCACCGAGAAGGCACAAACCATACAACAAGACCACATCAAGACATTGGTGCTCGACAATGGGCAGCAGCGCAACATAAAGCTAATAGACAAGGATGACGTTCACCACAACTACACGCAGGTAATCAACCAATACGAAGTAGAAAATGGACAGCGTCCCAACCGCTACGACGTAACGATACTTGTAAACGGACTGCCACTTATACATATAGAGCTAAAGCGGAGAGGCGTGGCACTAAAAGAGGCGTTCAACCAGATAAACCGCTACGGTCGAGAGTCTTTTTGGGCAGGTTGTGCATTGTTTGAATATGTACAAATATTCGTAATCTCCAATGGTACGGAAACCAAATATTACAGCAATACCACACGTGCTAACCACATAAAAGAGCAAGCCAAGACAGGCAAGAAGCCAAGGCAGAAGACGTGCAACTCGTATGAGTTCACAAGCTACTGGGCAGATGCCGGAAACAAGGTGCTCGGTGACCTGACCGATTTCACCGCAACATTCTTCAGCCGCCACTCACTTCTGAACATTCTTACAAAATACTGTGTTTTCACGGAGCAGAAAATACTCATGGTGATGCGTCCCTATCAGATAGCCGCTACAGAGAAGTTGCTCAACCAAATAGAAATATCGCATAACGCCAAAAAGTATGGAACGATAGATGCTGGAGGTTACATTTGGCATACTACAGGAAGCGGCAAGACCCTGACATCGTTCAAGGCCGCACAGCTTGCTTGTCAAAAAGAATATATTGACAAGGTGCTGTTTGTGGTAGATCGCAAGGATTTGGACTATCAGACCATGAAGGAGTACGACCGTTTCCAGAAAGGTGCAGCCAACGGAAATACTTCCACAAAGATACTGTCTGACCAAATCAACTCGTCGAGCAGCAAGATGAAAATCATCATCACCACCATACAAAAGCTCGCAACGTTTATTAGGAAGAATCCCCAAAATGCCTTTTATAACAAGGAAGTTGTAATGATATTCGACGAGTGTCACCGCTCGCAGTTTGGGGAGATGCACACCGCTATCACCAAGCGTTTCAAGAAATACTACCTTTTTGGATTTACAGGCACGCCAATATTCAAGGAAAATATGTCAAGCGGCAAAGGTATATACCGCATGACAGCCGACGTGTTCGGCAAGCAGTTTCCGCCGTACACCATAGTAGATGCAATACGCGATCACAATGTACTTCCTTTCCGCGTAGCCTACATACGCACTATCAAGGAAAAAGAAGGCGTGGAGAATAGTAATGTTTGGGACATTAAACGAGAAGAAGCTCTTGAAGATCCACGTCGCATACACAATGTGACCGAATATATCCTCAATCACTTCGATCAGCAAACCAAACGAGGCTCAACCTACACGTTCAGCAAGCTTGTAAACATAGAAGAAGTGGCTACTGCCAAAAAGAAGGAGGTAGAAGAAAAAAGGCAGAAGATAAAGTTTGGAGGATTCAATTCAATATTCGCTGTGCAGAGTATCCACTTTGCCAAGCTCTATTACATGGAGTTTATGAGACAAATGGAAGCCTTGCCAGAGAACAAGCGTCTGCGTATAGCAACAATATTCAGCTACGCTGCTAACGAAGAAGTTGATGACAGCGGCGACACTGAAGAAAACAACGACTCGACCGAAGGGCTTGACAAAAGTAGCCGCGATTTTCTGGAGAAAGCCATTGCAGACTACAACAAGATGTTTAATACCAACTACGATACCTCGGCAGACAAATTTCCTAACTACTACAAGGATGTGTCTTTGCGAATGAAGAACCGTGAGATAGACATTTTGATTGTGGTAAATATGTTCCTTACAGGTTTTGACGCCACAACCCTCAACACCCTTTGGGTAGATAAGAATCTGCGCTATCACGGTCTGTTGCAAGCATACAGCCGTACCAATCGCATACTGAACTCTGTAAAATCGTTTGGCAATATAGTGTGCTTCCGCAACCTCGAAGAAGCTACCAATAAATGTCTTGCACTCTTTGGCGATCCTAACGCAAAAGGCGTCACAATACTACGTCCTTTTGACGATTACATGAATGGTTATACCGACTATGACGGAAAAACATGCATGGGCTACAAGGAAATGATAGAAAAATTGCAAGGTATGCTCGCACCTGGTGAATTTCCATTGGGTGAAAATGCTGAGAAAGAGTTTATACGTCTTTTCGGTGCTGTGTTGAAAATGCGTAATCTATTGTCGTGCTTTGACCAGTTCACAGGTGCCGACTGCATATCAGAGCGCGATGTGCAAGACTATACGAGCATATACATTGACCTTGCCGACAAATACCGCAATCATGAGAAACACGACAAGACCTACATCAACGAGGATGTGGTGTTTGAGATGGAACTTGTCAGACAGGTTGAGGTAAACATCGATTATATATTGTTCCTTGTGCAACAGTACAACCAAGGACATCAGGACGATGCCGAACTTATGGTAAAAATAAGTAAAGCAATAGATTCAAGTCCTGACTTACGTGACAAGAAAGAACTCATTGAAAAGTTCATCAGTTCGTTGACTCCGGATAGTGAGGTTAATGAAAGGTGGCAGGAATATGTAAACCGCTGCAAACGCGAGGAGTTTGAAACCATCGTAAAAGAAGAACACCTAAAAGCCGCAGAAGCAAAAGATTTTATAGTAACCTCCTTCAAGCGCGGCTATGTGGCAGAAGGTGGATTGGAGTTAAACAGCATTATGCCGGCAATCAATCCGTTCGACCCCAAAGCCAACCGTGAAGGCAAACTGCATCAAGTGCTTGAAAGGCTAAAAGAATTTTTCAACAAGTTCTTTGACATATCCAATGGTGATTTCTAAATCAAAAAGCGTGATGATGCCTACTATGTCCGTTTAGGCGGTAAAGATATGATGGTGCGGTGGTTAAAAGTCGTGACTATGTAAAGTAGTCCAAGTTCGTCATCTTGTACGACTTCAACGAACAAATCACTCGCTTGTACACCTTCCGCGTGAAGAACACTGGTGAAATGAGCAAGGAGAAGATGCTCGAGACGAGCTATGAAAATCCCCGTCACGATCGCTACTTCTGCTATTTCTTCGATGAAGAAATCACGCTTGGCAAGTTCGACATTGAGAGTATTATCGAAACAGAGAAAACAAAGCCTGGCTATGTGGAGGGCATGCCCATCTACTTGACAGGAAAAGAGCTAATTAAATTTAGAAAATAATGGAAACGAATCTCAGACAACTTGGAGTATTGCAACTCATGTTACTACTTCAAAGTTTACATAAAATGGGATATGAGAGACTTAGATGGTTCTCATACATGGCTCCGAATGGTTGTGCTATGCGGTGTCATATAACAACTGCAAACAACATCATGAGAAACGAATTTATTATCAATTTTCAAAAAAACACATGGCATCTATCTACAGGTAATGCAGATAATGGAGAAAACGACATAACGCCTTACTTAGACACCTTAACAAGAGAAATGAGTGGTGAACTGCTTAAACTTGGAAAGGGAGAAGATAAACCATACGTTGAATGGTTTAATCATCTTGTGGAAAAAGCCAAGAAAGGGAAATTTCCCACTTTTTGTGCAGAATTTTGGAATGTGCCCAAGGGCATGATTGAGGTAGGTAATGAACATTATCCATGTCCTCCAACACGTCCAATAACTATGGATGAGATGACAATCTTCGAACCTCGCAGAATAGTAGCTTTCAATATCACCAAATCTTACCACGAATGGAAAGAACGCGAAAACATCTATGAATGTACCCGCAAATTTTGGCGAATGTCAATCAAACGAGCTGAGCAAGTAGAACTTTGCTTGGCGGTGCTTGATGGTAAGGTCGTCAAGGTATATCATCCTTACCAATGGAACGTTGTAGAAGAGGGTGAGCTTAAAGGTCGCATTATGTTTGAAGGTGAAGAAGAACGAGAATCAGACCTATTGGGTTTAGACCTTAGCAAGAAATTCCATTGCAGGCAAAATCCTATTTGCTATTTAGGTGATTGGTAAAAACGATTCTAACATAATATTAAAAGCAGAATATATTACGAACCTATGAATTCAGAAGTAAATATTAAATATGTTCTTGGATTAGAAGAACAAGCAGATAAGACTCTTCAGATAGTAAAGATTAATATTCCACAATCATCTGATATCATTGAAGAGTTGGAAGCCATGCAGGAAAATTCAAACAAAAATTTGTATGACATGTCTTCGTTTTTTTACCACTATGTTAATCCTATTGAAGATTGTTATAATTATTGTTTACCAGAGGAATATTATAAGTACTATCTAAATGAACAAGTCTCTTCTGCTCCTAAAGAGATTCCATATTGGGAATACAGAAAAATTGAAACAGAAATAAGAACAACATGGGAAAGGCGATTATATAAAAAAGAAGAATTGTCTCAACAAGAATTAGAACAACAATGGAAAGAATATGTACATAAAGTAGAATATTCAGATAAGAAAAGATATTTTTCTAAAGCAAAAAAGTATATTCTTTGCCAAAATCTTAATATGGCTATATCAGAAGCCGAAAGTAATCTGAATATAAAAATCTATTCTCATGATATAGTTGGTTTCAATCATATTATTTATGATATAGATGATGATGTAAAAGTTAGAGTAGACACAAATTTCGGATATGGTCCTGCATCATCATATTTCTTCTTGACAATTAAATACAAAGACATTATACTTATTCCTTACTCTGACTTAGTACATTTCTATTATGCAAGCATGAAATCTTTGATTGCCCACACGAAATCATATAGCTGCAATCGTGATAGTTGGCGTGAACTAATGGAATATGTATCTAATTTCGTTAATAAATCGCGACACAACCCTGAAAGTTTTGTACGAGATTATGTATTGAACGAAATTCATATTATGATGGAAGGACTAAGAGAAATCATAAATAATCCAAAAGAAGCACTTGAGCAAATATCTACTATTTATCAAGGAAATGTTAGATTATCAACATTAAGACCATTTACTAAAAATGAATTTCAGTTATATGAAACTACGAAAGAAGAAATAACTTCAGTATTTAAGATAGAAAAGATTTCAGGAGCATTGCATTTTATCGAGAATCTCAAATCTTTGAAAGTTCTTTGTTCCGAAGTTGATTCTGTCATAGATGAAATTATAGAACTGAACAAATCTGTTGCACCAGAGATACATTCAATATTAGAATCTATTGATGTTTCAATCCAGCCTATTCAGGAAGAAATAGATAACTTAAATAAAGAACTTGACAAAAAAATCACAGAAAGAGAGGGATTAGAAAATCGTTTGGAATACATTCTGTCATATTGGAATCAGAGGAGCGACGAAGCTAAAAAGAAACGCGAAGAAAAATTTAAGAGACAATATCCAAGATATGAAATAGTTGCCAAAGAGATTAGTGATTTGAACGATAAAATATTTCCTCTAAAAAAATATGTAGAGAGTCGGAAGAAACTTCGTAAAAGACTTACGGATTGTAATGATATAATGAATTCTTATATTCAATAGTGGAATGTCATATTTAATAAAAGCCTCCTTTGATAACAAAGGAGGCTTTTATTAAATATCATCAAGTCTGCTATCATCATTCTTATTAGAATTAGAAGCATCTAAATAGTCTATATGGACAGAATACTCATAAGGGTAAGCAAGAGAGTTCTTCGATATATACATATCAATCCGTCCGTTATCAGTATATACAGAAAGGGCCTCCTTATCATTTTGTTCTCCATAAGAGATCTCATCGTATTTTTGCATAAACAACTGACGCATGGACGCATACTTTTGTTCAGCAATATCTTCCTTCAAATCCTCAATGACAGATTTCACTCTGTACACAATCGTTGAACGAATGTCATAGTAAACGAATATTGTCACTTTATTACCAGCAAAAGTTCCATTAAAACTTCTTGTTCCTGCTTCCAACATACCGCTCAATTGTTGATTGTATTTTACACCTTTTGCAGCCAACTTTTCCTGAAATTGAGCAATAGTTCCCGTTATAGGAATGCCCATATACTTCATATGTCCATTGGAGGTTTGCGCGAATGCAGCTACAACGAGCAGCAAGCAGAATAGAGTAGAAAGAAATCTCTTCATAGATGTAGTTTTTTAAGTTTCTGCAAATGTAAATAAAATATTTCACATAAACACCTCCATTCCATTGATTTCAAACACGCACACATCTCTCAGCTGCCGGATTTCATTGCTATCCAACAGCTTCATTCTTCGCGTGCCTTTGTAGAAGTCGTAGCGGAGAGAGATACAGCGGTGCCAGCATTGAATTTCACCCGAGCGCGTCCATAGTTTGAGATCTACGGGTTCGGGAGATTGGAGCATACGTTTGAGCGTGGTGATATGAATAGCGTGGGGCATTAGTCGAAAGTATTGTTGTAAACCTGGTTGAAGATATTATGTAAGCGAGGAACGGTGAAAGGCACCTGCTTGCGAAGCGGTTTCCACTTGAACTTCACATGATTGTTCGCATTGGTGGCATCGGAAAGTTCACTTTCAATGTCAGTAATGAGAATGGAACTGCCCACAGGGAGTTCAGGAGAAATCAAGTAGAGTTTGTGAGACTGCAAAGCCTGTGTAAGATGACGGGCAAAGGAATAGGAAAGCGAGGACGTCTCGCTCTCATATTCAATCTCCGTATTATCATCGTATGCTGAAGATTGTCCACAACATACAGCAAAGCTGCGGTCAAAAGAAACCTTGCGCTTGGTTTGGGCAGTGAGGTACAAGGTATCATTCACATTGAACTCATTTTGAAAGATCAGCGTGAGCGTGGGAACTTCATTGGTCAGGAAGAACGTGAAAGTACGTTTTCCTCTAAAAAGCGTAACAGACAAGAGTTTGCCACTTACCCCTTGGGGCAAGTAACCCAATAGTTCCTCCTCGTTGATGTCCTCGAAACAAAAATCAAACTGCTTGGCAGCAATGGGAGTATCTGATATAGTGAGCGTTTCGGGCGCGTCTTTGTCCTCGCGCTGAATAACATACTGCGTGGCACACTGGCCCGTTTCATTTGGGAGAACGATGTACTGCAAATCAAGCTGAAAACCATGCGGCACCAAACGCACCGCGTGCGTGGTGAGAAAATGCGATTGCAGGAACAGCTCGCAGTTCGTCCTTAGCATTTGAAGTTTACAGTAAACCAGAGTAAACTCGCCCAGAGTATAATCAGTGCGGTCCACCTGCATACGGAAACTGCACGTGGCATGCACCAGCTGCTTTGCCTCCATGTAGTTCTCAATAATGCTGCGCAAATCATAGATGCTCGCCTTTCCCCCATAGGCATAAAGCGTGGTGGAAAAGATAGGCGACTGACTGCGGTTGAGATAGATAGCCAAATACACGGAACTGCCTTGAAAGTCTGACATCTCGAATACATCGGGAATACTCGAAGTAAAACAGTATGTCTGCGGATTAAAGTTGAAATTCATAAGCGTTGAAAGAAAAAGCCAGAGAACGTAATAACCCTCGCAATATCGCACAAACCTCGGGTTACGGAAAAGACCGCCCTTTCGGGCGATCCTTTCTTTCAGCTTCAAGCCGTAGCATTGGCTCTCTTGCGTGTAGTGCGCTTGGCGGCAGGCTTTCTCGTGCGCTTGGGTGTGGTGGTAGGAGCAGCAGAGGCGGGCTGCATGGGAGCAGGGGCAGAACCCTCGGGGGCGGTGGCGGGCGCCTTGCTTCGTGCAATCTCGTGGCTGACGCGGCAGAGGCAATTATCGGAGATGTTCAGCCCCGTGCGCTTTTTTAGGAGGAAGGCATAGCGCATAGCCTTGTAAGGACTTTTGCAGTAGACGCGAGACGTATTGTCACCGCTGATTGATACGACCCAGATGTGGGCTGTGGCTTCACTGATTTTACCACTGGTGATGAGGATAAGATTGAGAGCTTTCATTTTCTTGTAAGATTTTAAGTGTGTGAACGATGTGGATTTATTGGAAGAGGTAAACTTCGATGTAAGAGATGTTGATCATGCTGTCAGCAGCAAGATTTTCAGCCATGGCGGTAGCTTCGGCATAGCTGTCAGCCTCGACTTCATATTCGGCATATTCGCCTTCTTCTCCATTAACCACCACCTGATAGATGTCGTGGGGGAAGGAAACTCTGCGCTTGCGATTGAAACCCATTGAAACGAACTCGGAATGTACAGCAGTGTGTGTCATGATAATTTATACTTTTGAAGATTTTTTACTTGAGAAGGGGCATCGGGGTGCTCCCTTGATTTTTACGTGCAATTAAGGGCATGAAGTCATTAGGCTTGGAGGACAAGGGATAGCGCAAAAAATTTTCACCCTTCACGGGCTTGGAAAAAGTGCAGAGGAACGAACATCTTTTTCTGAAAAATTTTTGTGATAAGAGAAACGTACCCTTGCCGCAAAGCCGCTTCATGCCAACTTTGCACAGGAAAAATAATGGGAGCACCTTGCTGCCCCTTGTAAAAAATGGACGATAGTATAAATATGACACACACTGCCCATTCCGAGTGCGTCAATGGTGTGGAAATCGTAGCAGAGGAGTCGACCCCACGTCATCTATTAGGTGGTGATGGAGAAACGAAGAAGGCATGCCGGATATGTTTGTCGGGGCAAGCTATGCTGGAGCTGCTGCCATCGCCAAAAATCTCTGCTGACAGCATGATGAACATCTCATCGAAACCAACCTCTTCAAATCCACATCGTCACACACTTAAAATCTAAGAAAATGAGAGAAAGCGACCATCTTATCCCCATTACCTGTGGTAAAATCTGAGCAAAAGCCACCCACATCTGGCTCGTATCAATGAGTGGTGACAATACTGCGAATACTGCAAAAGTCCAAGGCTATGCGCTCTGCCTTCCGACAAAGCGCATGGGGCTACCAAGAACATCTCCGATAATGCTTCTGCTGTGTCACGATATTGCCGAAGCAAGGCGCTTGCCACCGCCCCACATCTAACCCCTCCCCATGATGTAGCCCACCTCTCCCACTCCTCCACACCCAAGCGCACGAAAAAGCCGCCATGCGCACAGCAAGAGAGCCAATGCGCACGGCGGCTGAAAGAAAGAATTGCCCGAAAGGGAGGGCTTGGGAGAATGGGTTACTACTTCTTGTACGACTGATCTAACAGTGGCAAAATCATTTTCGGGTCTTTCTTGAACTCCTTCAATGAAATCTCATCATTCTCTATTTTCTTTATGACTTCAGGAAAATCCTTTAAAGCAAATTTTAGTTCCTTCTTTATTGCAACTCGTATCCCTTTGACATCAAGCCAATATGCGTTCGCATAGGTGGCATCCTTGGTCAAGTAGTAGTATTTCCAAGTGTCGCGTGAAGTGGTGGAACTTTTGGTGTACGTGTTGTCCGCAAAGGACATCGTATATCCCTTTACGTTCTTGCCATTATAGAAAAGGCGCAAGAAAACAGGCTTCTTGAATGGTTTCGGGTTTTTGCGGAGAGGACCAGGAATAGTGGACAATGCTTGAACCGATTCGTAGACAAGAGGCATAGAATCCATTTCAAGGTTGACGAACTCCACTCTTTTCACCTCTTCACTCGTATAGGTAGTAGTTTTCCCCTTGTACTCTGTGCTAAAGGTAAACTTCTTTACTTCAGGAAGCATGGTGTTATAGAAACTTGTCATGGAGTAGCCTTCCAAAGTAGTTCCGTCCACCTTGGTTATCCTTACACGATACTGTTCAGACTTATCCGCTTTTTGTGCATACGCACAGAATACGGAGAAGAATGCAACTAAGATAGCAATGACTTTGTTCATAATCATAAAAAGTTTTAGTTCGATTTCGCAAAAATAGACATTCTATCTCACACCACCCACAAATCCGCCATAAAAATCATGCTGTGGGAACTTCTCACACCCAATGTACAGCGTATCAAAAGCATCTGTGCCATCGGTGCGATGCTCCAACAAGTCCTCCTCTGATTCGGGGTTATTCTTAGTGGACTTGTTTTTGCGAAAATCGTTCCTTCCACGCTCCACACCTGCCGATTGTATGGCAAGAATAAGGTCATCATTGTTTTGTTTTACGAATGTTGGCTGCACTCGACAAAGTTCAAACAAGTTTGACTTTGTTCTCATTTGCACAACATTTGGCGGTTGAAATAAGGCATCAAGCGTTGCTTGCCTGAAAAAACTTGGTTGATGAGCAAGTACTTTTCATCATGTCGCATGGGGTTTCCAAGATATACATCTTGCATGCTCCAGCCATGCCGTTCAAACTCATGCACCACTACCCAATGAAAGTCTTGGTCGTTCACGGCATAGTTTGAGCCAAGAGCAGTGGTATCATAGTAATAGATGACACTGTGGTTGGCATGAGGCGCATAGTATGTGCAGAAGTCTGCAATGAGCGCAGGGATTTTGCGTTCAAATTTTGGATCAGCCGTCGTATGCAGTGGACCTCTTCACATAATGACGAAATATTGCATCAGAACTTCATCGTTTGTCTAATGATCTCATCCCATTAAGGGATTATGTATGCGAGTGTGCTGCTGCAATAAGGTTACACACTCGTCTTCTTAAAACGTTTTCGTAACTATTCAGCGGTAGCAAATTTCCATAGTTGTTGAATATGATATTTTGCGAAATATCAATACAAGACCAAGAGAAAAACTCAATTTCTCAACACCTAAAGAGGAGTTTTCAAATTTTGTGTGTAATATTGCACTTGTTAGTTGACTCTTTACAACAAGCAAATCACTCGCTTGTACACCTTCCGCGTGAAGAACACTGGTGAAATGAGCAAGGAGAAAATGCTCGAGACGGGGTACGAAGCACCGCGTCACAATCGCTACTTTTGCTATTTCTTCGATGAAGAAATCACGTTTGGCAAGTTTGACATTGAGAGTATTATCGAAACAGAGAGTAAAAAGCCCAGCTATGTGGAGGGACAACCTATCTATTTGACGGGAAAAGAATTGATAAAGTTTAGGAAATAAAAGTATACAGTTATGAGAAGAGTTTTTTTACTTTTTACATTTTTGCTTTGCACTGTATCAATAAGTGCACAACAAGATTCTATTCCACAATCGACAATTGATCTTTTGAACTCGCTTACTCAGGAGCAAAAGGATGTACTTGCCAAAGGTCTTGCAGAAATAGAACAAAAATATCGTGACGAACAGGTAACTACTATTTGTGGTGTGAAGTTTGGAAGTAGTAAATATGTAACACAATATATATTAAAATCCAAATTTGGTGAGCCTTTAAGTTCATCAGAGCCTTTAGCCCTTTATTATAAGAACGTAAGATATGGTGGATTATCTTTCGATAATGCTGCATTCCTATTTCAGTCGGACGGAACTACAGAATACTTACACATGGCAATGTTCCATGCATTAGCATCAACAAAATCTTTTGCAAAGAAATTGCAAAAAGCAATTGTAGACAAAATGAAAAGCAAGTACACAATGATGATGGAACTGAAGGATAGTTTCGGTTTCCCTTATTACGCTTGCGGATACTCTCCTTTATGGAAGGAAGAGAATGTAAAAGAAGCCATAGAAAAGTATCATTTAGCCATTCATATAAGTATAACTGAAGCTCCCAAAGAAGTTGTACTGCTAACAGGTGCAAAGTATTGGGTAAGTGTTATATATGGTCCTTATAATTTTGTGAAAGAAGAATTTTAATCATTTGTATAATAGACAATCTAAGGCTCTCACCTTCAACCATATGGTTTGATATGGGAGAGCTTTAGATAATGTATATAAAATTTTTCACTAAAAATCTTCCTTCTAAGAAACATCTACACCTAAGTAATCAGCATAGTCATCATGCAATCCTAAGGAATCAAAAAGTTCTCTATTGCGAAACTCATCTTTAGCCTTATGCATATCTAAAAACGATTTTGTTTTTTCTTGTATATCTTTGGTGAGAATAAAATTTGTAGAAGGATTATATTCAGTAATACAATCCTTTACATCTTTGATAATATTTGCAGCCCATTCTTTACGTCCTTTAGGGACTTCTATATGTGCTTCATCACATTGGCTAAAAGCATCATAAATGAGATAGGATAGTGATTGTGGTAATCTTATTTCTATTGCAGAGCAATTTCCAAAAACGCGTGACATAATACAAGTTAGTCCTTCTGGCAAAACTACCTGTTTTAGATTGTAATCATCATAAAACATATATTCAGATAAACCGACTATTTTGGGAGGAATAACTATAGATTTTAGCTCATAGCATTGCCTAAATGCTTCCATTCCAATATAAGTAAGAGAATCTGGTAACGAAATTTCTCGTAATGCTTGGCAACAACAAAAAGCTCCATCACATATATACTTTAATGTTTTGGGTAGACTGATATATTTTAATGACAAACAACAGTCGAAACAAGATTCTGGAATGATAACCAATTTGTGGGGTAGTACAACTTTTTCAAGAAATTGACAATTATCAAACAAATTAGAACCAAGATTAGTTGAATTTCCCTTAAATATTACTTCTTTTAAATTCTCGCATCCAGAGAATGCGTATTTTTTTACAGACTTCAAAGAAGCAGGAAGTTCTATTTTTTCTATTGAAGATGAGGAAAAAGCCCAATCTTCAATAATACTTACACCTTCTGGAATAAAAATTTCCTTGGTTACTTTTAAACTAGAGAAAGCCTCTTTTTGGATTCTTTCAACACCTTGAGGAATATGAATAAATTCTACATCCTTTCCCTTAATAAGTGATTTAGAATCAGGGGAAAGAATGTACTCATCTGTTTCTACATTCTTTTGCTCTGTTAGAAGATCACAAGGTTTCTCTTTTTCTTTACTCTCAACTCGTTCTGTTACGGTAGTAGATAGGGATGTGTTATGTTTTTTCTTTAAAGGTGGAGCCTGTGTTGTGGTATTCTTTTTTTCTTTGCGTGAATCAAAATACTTGCAAACAAAAAACACTATAGCAAAGAATATTGCCATTTTTATTATGCCAGGAATACCACTATCATCACTCTCTTTAGAATCCTCATATGCTTCATGCCAATAGACAGACTGTCCATAGGAAAATGTTTTAATTAAAAGCAAATAGAGCAATGTGGAAAGTAATCTTTTCATAGTCGATTGATTTTAATTTTCTGCAAATGTAGATAAAACATTTCACATAAATACCTCCAACCCATTTATTTCAAACACGCACACATCTCTCAGCTGTCGGATTTCATTGCAATCCAGTAGTTTCATTCTTCGCTTGCCTTTGTAGAAGTCATAGCGGAGAGAAATACAGCGGTGCCAGCATTGGATTTCACTCGAGCGCGTCCATAGTTTGAGATCTACAGGTTCGGGAGATTGGAGCATACGTTTGAGCGTGGTGATATGAATAGCGTGGGACATTAGTCGAAAGTCTTGTTGTAAACTTGGTTGAAGATATTATGTAAGCGAGGGACGGTGAAAGGCACCTGCTTGCGAAGCGGTTTCCACTTGAACTTCACATGGTTGTTAGCGTTGGTGGCATCAGAAAGTACACTTTCGATGTCAGTAATAAGAATGGAACTGCCCACAGGGAGTTCGGGATAATATTTCCATAAACAATAAGCCATATGCGTTTCCAACCTCCAAAGGGTGACCATAAAATGATCACCGATAAGAAATGTCCCAAAAATTATTTTATTACCAAATTACGCGAGTTCGCGTATAAAGGAAAATTTGAGACGGAGGAGGATTTTGCCGATACCATTGTTCCGTGCTACGATTGGATAGCATGACGGGCATTCTCTCCTTCGATTACGCACGCAGTGCGTGGGATTTGGATGGACTACACCTTTTGCAATGGTCGTGTACCTCTAAAACACAAAAAACACGGAAGCTTGGTGAAAGCTCCGTGCCTTTTGTAATAAACGAAAAGTTCCGCTGATTATTCCTCTTCCGAGCAGAAGTGAACATAAAAAGCATGGTACAATCATCTATTTCAGATGAGCGTACCATGCTCTTTATTCCTTCAGACAATCTTATTTTTTGTCCAAAAGTCCATCAAATGTTTTGATCAGTGCAAATGGGTCTGCATAGAAAGACTTTGAGTCAAGTTCCTTGATAACGGGTTTCATTACAGGAAAATCCTTGAAGACCAATTTGAGTTCTGCTCTCCAACCAACCGCTGCACTCATCCAAAAAGCGCGAGCTACATCTTCGTTCTTCAACTTGAAGTAGAGCATACCTCCCGTACCTGTTAGTTGAAGGGTCTTAGTGTTGGTCCGCGTGGAAATGTTGTGGACATATCCCGTGACGTTCTTACCTTCATAAACTACCTGCAAAAACACAGGGTCGCTATAAGGTTTCGGATTTTTGTTCCACACATTGGGTAACGCTTTTTGCGCTTTCAAAGCCTCAAAGGTGTACCATTTCTGGCTTTTGGCATCGTAAACACGAAGATTTTTCACCTCTGTGGATTTGTAGGTTTTCTTTTCCCCCTTGGCGTCTTTCACCTTAATAGAGTTTGCATCATCAACAGAGAACAAGGTTCTGGTAGTACCTTTGACAACCTTGCCATCTGTAAGTCTGACTTCTACTTTGGTCTGTGCTTGTGCAAAGGCGCAGAACAAACAAGCAAGAAGCATAAATAGAGTTTTTCTCATATCATAAAATTTAGTAGTTAAACATGTATTTGCAAATATATAGATATATTTTTACCCCCCCCCAAAAAAAATAATGATATTTTTTATGCCACAGATTTATCCTCTTCATCGTCCGAGTCACCCGTAATCAGATTGATGCCGAACTGGTCTACCAACTTCTGGTAGTCAAAGCAATAGCTGCGTGCCGATTGAGAGAGTTTAGCTGGGTTGCCATGCTTGTCCTGTTTGGCAGATTTCTTTAGAAGAAATATCCATACATTTTCAGAACTTTTGAATTATCTTTCATATTTCATTTTTTGTTATAAAGTAATTGAATATCAGTCATTTCAAAAAGTGAAACATACGACTTTAATGTTTCATTTTTAGTTTCATGTTTCATTTTTCAAAACACTGTGGGAGCGCTTTCACGCTCCCACAGTGTTTTTAAATCGCTCCCACAGTGTTTTTGAATCGCTCCCACAGTGTTTTTGTTTTTCTCCCTCAGTGTTTTTAGAATGAAACATTGAAACTAAAAGTGAAACATAAAAATTGTATGTTTCAGCCTTCAAAAGTGTTGATAATCAATAAGTTGAAACATAAAAATGAAACATGAAACATAAAATATGCAAAGGTAAAATATATGTAACCCCAATGCCTATTTAGGGCGTTCTGAAACATTCTGTAGAGGATTTCAAACTTCAATTTATCGAAAAGACAGGAATGAACATTAAGGCGCGCTTCGCGCTTTGGGTTTTGAATATCAATGTTTTCATAAACATTTAATTTAATTAGGCGTTAGAGCCTGTTTCCCCACAAATATACGGGATTTTGGAACATTTGTTCTATTTCAAGCAAAAACTGGGAAGTCATTTTATGATGGACAAATGATAAAAGTTCCAGCAGGCAAGGTCGTTCGTCAAATTGAAACCTACCGATATGAGAATACTGAACAGATGATCAAAACAATACCTATTGTCGATTTTTTCAACAAGTAAGAATAAAGGCTTCCTCGCTATAACTTAGCTGGAGGAAGCCTTATCAAATTCCTTTTCTATTTTTCTAAGTAGGTGTTCAAAATTAGTTGATATGAATTGGTGCAGTATTTCGTTCAGAAACATAGGTTGAAGAGGGAGCGTAGCGGGCTACGTGACCGATGAAACCTATGTTTCTGGGCGAAAGAATGCGCCAAGGCATATCGACTAATTCGGGACATGATTAATATAAACTAATTTTGAACACCTACTTAATAAATCTCTTTTATGCCAATTTCTTTGAGATAGTTATAAATGCCATCATACCATTCGGGCTTTCTCGTTTCGTCTGGCGGTACTCCATGATCACCATTTGGCACAACAATGACCATTCCTTGCCGTGCTCTTGTAAGCAAAACACGGTAAGCATTTAGTTGATATTGCTGATTGATTTCTTTATTTATATTTTGCCATTTCGTTCCACTTCGTAACTGACAATGTTTCCATTGGGTATGTTTATCATTTAGACGCAGGTCCGCGTCCCAAGCAACACAAGCCCAATCTATTTCAAGACCTTGCACTTTGAACTCCGTTAGTGTATCTTCAAGAGCATTGCTCGAACGTATGTCATTCTCGTCCTCTAAGAACCAATGTACAAAATCTGGTTGATAGCGAACATTTATAGAAATTGCTTTCAATCTTTCAGCTTTACTGCTTGCAAGTATTCCATATCGTTCGCTACCTCTTGCATGACTTTTGAGCCACTTCTTAGCTACATCTAAAGAACGTGTCAAGACAATGGGATAGTTGTTTAAATCCTTTAGAGTTTGTGTGGCTTCCTCTTTTTTCAAGTCTAACAGTTGGTGCACAAACAAACTAACTTTTTCTGCTCGGAATGAGCGCATACTCATTGACAAATGTAAGGAGGGCTCTATGTGCAGACGTTCTTGGTCATTGATTATATCAAGTGCATTGCCTTCAGCATATTCTTTATCAACAAGTTTATCAGACATATAGATATCCCAATCCGTAAAATGCTCGTTCATGGCCTTTAGCCACTCAGCAATACCCGCTTCTCCCTTGTTTATTTCTTGTCCGCCACCAATAAGACAGACCACTAAGCCCCAATCAGGCTGTCTGTCCATACATGAAATGAGATATTCAGGTTCTGAAAATGGGAAGTTCTCAATCTTCTTCTTTTCTTTCATGAAACGAGCAAGTTCCTCCTTTGTCCAAGCACGTTGTGCTTCGTCAAATATGGCAATATGTTCTGCTGGTACATAAGCCTTATCTGTGTGGCTCTGGAAATAGCCTTCAACAGGAGATATTTGGCCATCTTTTACCTCTGTTCCCTCCAAATAAAGGTCACGATAATGGTGAATCATTTGGATAAAAGCCTTAACCTTACTTTTTGCATCGGTCTTTGTGCAAGGTTTGTTGTCTGTCTTGCCTTTCTTATAGTCGTCTCTACTACGTTTTACATAGTCACGTGCCAATGCCTCTTGCAATACCTTGACAAGTGGATAGTTTCCTGAAAGGTAAACAGCCTTATTTTCCTTCTCAAATTGCTTAATAGCCGTTTGTAAGCCAATAAGCGTTTTACCAGCTCCAGGAACACCAGTTATGAAGCATATAGCTTTGCGCTTGTTGCTTTGACATTCATTGATGATTTTGTCTAAACACTTGGCTGTAACCTCTATCTCTCCATCATGCTTAGTTATTTCCTCTACAGTATGATGTTCATAAAGCGCAACAGCTGCTTCAATAATTGTGGGTGTTGGGTCGTAACCACTTTTTGCCCAAACATCATCATCTTCTTTTGTAAATGTATGTTTAGGAATAATATTACTCAACGTTTTATCAAAGCATTCACTCAACCTTTCATTATTAGAAACTAAAGGTTGATAAACATCATCCTCAAATGGCTTTAATTCTATATGGCAATTTTTATTTTTCTCTTTTGGAGCGACGAGAATAGGTATGAGTATTCTATCACGACTGCCTTCTTGAAAGTTCTTCAGGTCTATCGCATAATCCCAAACCTGTATGAGTGCCTCACGCATAAATTTTTGTTCTGAGGTTTTGAACTCCAGAACAAATACAATCCCATCAATAAGTACGATCACATCAGCCCTTCTGCCCATACGAGGTATGTTGTATTCAAAGTACACACTTCCTTTTTGAGCATAAGGGGCTAACACATCTTTCAAGACTTCAACTTCTTGTTGCCAAGAATTTGAAGTTTCTTTATTTATGTCCTGCATCGCAGATAGTGTTATTTCGCCAACAATCGTATCAGTGTTCTTTTGCAAAAAACTATCAATTGTATCAGAATATAGGTATCGTTTGCTTGCCATTTATTTGCATTATGTATAGCAAAGGTAACATATTTTATCTACATAAACACTTCTAACCCATTTATTTCAAACACGCACACATCTCTCAGCTGTCGGATTTCATTAGAGTCCAGCAATTTCATTCTTCGCGTGCCTTTGTAGAAGTCGTAGCGAAGAGAGATCTTCGATGGTGATTATTTCTATTGTCATATTTTACTCTGTTTCGTAGCCCTCATCATGTACTATCTGTTTTACAACACTCACATCAACTGTTGAAAAGTCAGATTTATCATAAATGAGAAGTAATGCTATCATACCATTGTGTTGTTCCGCAATTACATTGTACGTAATAACACGTGCGCCACCAGATTTACCTTTACCTTTTGACTTGATGGCCATACGAATCTTTCGAATACCAGGTGTAAGTTCATCACCTTGCAATGGATTTTCTTGAAGGCTCTCCAAAAAGATCTCGTAGTCCTTCTTAAAACTCGGGTATTTCTTTGCAAGGCGCTTGGCTTCCTTAGCGAAACTGCCTGACACTTTAATACTATAACTCATCGAGCAAACTTTCAGCTGATTGAAGTACTCTTTTACCTGCAATGGCTTCCTTTACTTCTGACAAAGCATTCTTCAATTCAACCATTAAGTCGCGAGGAGCTTGTATTGCTCCCTCATTGGAATTTTCGGGATAAATACGGAAATTTCCTGCACGCGATTTGAGGATAACGTGCTCTCCTGCTTTCGCCAAATTCAAGTATTTGGTTTGATTGGTACGAAACTCTCTTGTGCTTACAATTACCATAATCTTAGAGTTTTATTATTACATCGCAAATGTACAAATAAAATTCTATTTTGGCAACCATTTAATATATTTTGGTAGCCATTTATCTACATAAGCACCTCCATACCATTTATTTCAAACACGCAGACGTCGCGAAGCTGCCGGATTTCGTTAGAATCCAGCAGCTTCATGCGTCTTGTACCCTTATAGAAGTCGTAGCGGAGAGAAATACAGCGGTGCCAGCATTGGATTTCACCGCTGCGCGTCCATAGTTTGAGGTCTACTGGTTCGGGAGATTGGAGCATACGTTTGAGTGTGGTGATGTGGATAGCGTGGGGCGTTAGTCAAAAGTGTTGTTGTAAACTGGATTAAAGATATTATGGACTCTGTAATGAAGTGTGTGGGGAAATTGTTGTTATGACAAAAATAAACAGCAATTTGTCGAAGAGTTGCGCCACGAACGCAAGCTAACCTGGGGGCGACGCGTCCTCGCGTCGGCATTGCCAACTTGGGGCTCGATGCCCCAAGTTGGCAATACTTAAAGTATTGATATTCATGTATTTGCAAGTCAAGGCATCGAGCCTTGACTTGCAAATGCCGACGCGGGGACGCGTCGCCCCCAGGTTTGCTGGCGTTCAAGATAGAAAGCACCTTGCTGCCCCTTGTAAAAAATGGACAAATCCACATCGTTACATACTTAAAATCTAAGAAAATGAGAGAAAGCGACCATCTTATCCTCATTGCCAGTGGTAAAATCTGAGCAAAAGCCACCCACATCTGGCTCGTATCAAAGAGTGGTGACAATGCTGCGAATACTACAAGAGTCCAAGACTATGCGCTCTGCTTTCCGACAAAGCTCATGGGGCGACCAAGAACATTCTGATAATGCTTCTGCCGTGTCATGAGATTGCCGAAGCAAGGTGCTTGCCACCGCCCCACATATAGCCCTATCCATGTAGCCCACCTCTCCCACTCCCCCACACCCAAGCGCACGAAAAAGCCGCCATGCGCACAGCAAGAGAGACAATGCGCACGGTGGCTGAAAGAAAGGATTGCCCGAAAGGGAGGGCTTGTGGAGGGAGCGTTACCAAAGTGCAACCTTACCAGCTGCACCCAAATCGAGAGTTGCAGAGGCAATTCCTAAAGCACGGAACACACGGCTTAGGGTTGGCAAAGTCATAATAGTATGCCCCTTCTCTAATCTTGAAATTTGTGCACGTTGCACTCCTATACGTTCACCCAGTTCTTCTTGTGTGAGTTTCTGGGTTTGTCTTGCTTTACGGATAGCTTCACCTAAGTAGTAAGCGTTTACTTCTTCCTTAAGCTGCTTCTCCATCGCGTCACGTTCTTCTGTTCCTTTTTCTCCTCAAACGTCATCAACGAGTTTTGAAAGAGGAGTTAAATGCATCTGTGCCATATCATTCTTCTTTTTTCGTGGACATTTGACGTGTCGGCAACTGAAACTTTTCAAAACAGTGTAGACTTTCAGCAAACCAGCCTTATGCAGACGAGTGTGAAGAGCGAGGTTAAGAATTGGTTCATGCAAGGGAACATAGCTTTGGCTTACCACTGCAAACTCTTTAATGCAGCTCTCAAAAGTGCCGTTGATTGGCAGCACGCTACGAGCAAGCTCACAGGTTTCCAAACCATTAACAGCATCAACCATCTGTACACCTTCACCAACCAATGGAGTTTGCCTTGGAACATGGTAATAGACACTGACTTGACTTACTATGTTCGTTCGGGTTATGCCGATCATTC